TGATGCGAGTTGATGGAGATTGAGTTCAGCCAGTTCATAGCAACCATTATCATGTGAGATGTCGGTGAAGATATTTTTCCATAGTAGTGTCGTTTCAGTCATAGCACCTCCCAATCACATTCCCAATGACAATCGTTGCTTACATTGACCCAGAAAAAGTATTTCTGGTTTTCAGATGCTAAGAACAGCATACCATCACCTTTATCTTGCTCAACAATACAGATAGGATTGTTGTCCATTGTATTGCAGAGGCGGTTCTTAGCCTTGCTGCTTTTCGGTTTTACAGTGACTCTTCGCATTGTGGTTCCTCATCAGTCAGGACAGTTCCCATAGGGCCTTTTTTTAGTCGTGCCCACTCTTCTTCTGCTTGTTGCATATCGTCAAACTTCTTTTTTAGGTCTTCACCCAAAGTCAAGTCAAACTCATCAGCAACCTTACGCATTTTTTCTACACTTTTATCCTCACCAAATGCAACACCACAAGCACCTTTCATGATGTTGACTTCATCATGTCCCATTGCACGAGCAACAGTTTCAAAGAAGCGAAACAGTTGATGAACATTAAGGTCTTCAGCAGGAACCTGAAAAGTATAATGCTCTTCAGGGAGCACAGTATCATCAAAACCGCTGCTGTAATGAGTAGAAGTCCACTCAGAATCAAATTGAACTTTGAGAGTTGCCTTGTAAGTCATTGGTTTGTTTCTTATGTGGCCATTATACGACAAAATGGAGCAGAATGGAACAGAGTAGACAGTTCTTCAAGTGTCCTCTTCAATCCATTGATCAATTTGTTCATCAGTATATTCTTCCAGTTCCACATCTTTTAGCAGGTCTTTCATTCTATCAAAGAAATCTTCATCAAGAGGAACAACTTTTTCTTTACCAGTTTCGACATCATCCGCAAGTTTCATCAGATATTCTAAAAACTCTTTTTCATAAACTTCATCTTCACCAAGAGAAACCCAGAACCATTCATAACACTCGGTGAATGGATCATCTTCTTCCAACAAGGCATAATCCTTATAATTGTCGGTCATGAGATCGCGCCAGATACGGAAGGCTCCATGAATAGATTGCCAACCAGACATCCAACAATGACCAATCCAATACTCCCACCAATTCAGTGTGAGCCTCTTATTTGCAGTTCCATGGATCGGGGTGCTGAACATTTTCTTTTACCTCGTTTTCATCTAGTTCTTTTGTATGATCCCATCTCCAAGTGCGGGAAAGAATATCAATATCTAGTCCAAACTTATATACCCAGAATAAGACACCAAGAAGACCATTAGATCCTGATGTGACTTGAATGTAGGGCCAACCAGGACAATCATTCCAACTGACTGATACTTGAAGCAGTGACCAGTTCTTGATCGTCAAGAATTGGGCATAGTAATCGTGACCAAAATCGTAGCGATGATTTAACCTAAGTAGTTTCATTGTTCCAAATCAAAATGAGGAGCGTAGAGTGGGCCAGCATAATTGCCAACGAAGTTATTCCATTTATAGTCTATTAGTATACCATCTCGGAAGTGTATTTGGCAAGTTGGCCAATCCTCCCACTTACCATTCCATCGTTCTGGGTATATTTCCACATATTTCGTGATTCTGTGTGCTCGTAAGCACCCATGCCTCCCTGTGGGCACCCAATGAAAGTTTTTCCAATGTTTAACCGAATCGTATTGAACATCGCCCTCTTCGATATACTCAAAGGTGTGAGTGTGCCGATAGTCCGAATACCACAGTTGGCCACTGGGGTCGATCCAGTAGTCAGTCATTGTGCCGCCAATACCATAGTCTTCCATGTCTTTGGTCTGACAGATTACATCTGTGAACTGTGGGCCCAGATCATATGAGGAGCGCACATAATCGAACATTCCCATGGTTATTTACCAGTGATACATGATACTACAATCGCTGTAGATTTAGTTGCTTGTGCCATCTCACGATAACCAAGTCCAACATAAATCTGTCCGCCAACTACAGCAACAGCCATAATTCCCCAGAACACATAATACCAATTTGATTTGACTTGATGAGTCATTTTTCTCCTTTGAATAAGTTGTGGTAGTATAATACATCAGGATTATCTAGGTCTTTGCATCGAGGATAGAAGATACCATCCTTGTAGCAACCATCCTCAGATTTTGCTTTCTGATACACTATTTTTGGTGAATCATAACTGCGTTCGCAGATATAAGCACCTCGAAGGCAGAAATATAAAATTGTAATTGCTTCTGCCATCATCGCTTTGTCACCGAGATAGCAGGTTCACCTTTGTGAAAGATAGTATCAACAACTGCCTGCACTTTGCGGGAGGTGCTGATACCTACGCTATCATACACAGGCACACAAATCAGTCCAAAGGTCTTGGATTTGTCACCCAAACGAATCACACGGCCAATGGACTGACTGATACCAATGTAGTCCATGTTTCGCATGAACAGCACTGCCTCAAGACCAGACACATTGATACCCTCAGACAGGATAGAATGGTGCAACACTACAAACTTCTTAGAGGAATCTTTACCCCAGGCATTGAGAGTCTCAAAGAATTGCTCACGATTGACCTTCTGACCGTCGATCACAGCTCCAGTCTTGGATGTAATCATCATCCAAGAATAACCACGCTGCAATAGTTGCTGACAGAAATCAGATTCTGATACCAGACCGATGATTTGTTTGGTAGTGCGAGCACAAATCAGAATCTTCTTGACATCTTGCTCATCAATCGTTTCGATGAGATTATCAGCGTCACGGGAAAAAATAACCTGCTTACCCTTAACCATTGCAAGTTGCTTGATGACAACTTTAGGCGGCAATATGTAACCTTGATCCACCAGTTCAGGTGCAGGAACCTGACAGATTACCTGACCATAGACTTCCGGCATGTTCATGCCTGGTTTAGAAATGGTAGCAGAATGTTTGGGTGTGGCTGTAAAGAAATAGCAACGCTTTGCATCAGCAGAGAAATACTCAGTTGCAGGGAAAAAGTTACGCTTGACGCTATTATGTGCCTCGTCAAAGTAGATCGTATCCACAGGAATATCTGCCTGTTGCAGACGCTGCAGAGAGTTGTAGGTAGTAAAGATCAGCAGGTGACGATTATCAGCGAGACAGATACCTACGTTGACAGCAATCTCAGAAGGTTTGGTAGTGTTGAAGTGATGAGTCTCACCAGAGTGAACGTGCATCACTTCAGCATTATCAATATGCTCAAGAAATTCGCTAGACAGTTGCTCTGCCAGCAAGATGCGGGGAGCACAAACTACAACAATCTTGGCAGTTTCTGATTGAAACAGACGCTTACAATCAAAAATCATCGTAGGAGTTTTACCAGCGCCAGTGGGCATGGTCAGTTGACCTTTGCTATGATTTTCCATAGCATCGAGACCACGGATCTGATGGGGGCGAAGCGTAATCATGAATTGCGTTTCAATATGGCCATTATACATCAAAAAGGGGGCACTGTAGGCCCCCTGTGACGGTTTCAGAACTGGATCAGGGTTGAGTCAGGGACAGGCAATCTTGAGTGCCATTAAACTCAATCGAGTTTCCATACATATCAACCAGACCAACTTCAGTCGGGCGACCCTTATCCTGAGGGTTAGGCTTCACATACTGTGCAAGGAATCCAGCAATCTTGATGGGGAAGTTTTCCTCATCAACAGTAGATACATCAGTATCACACAGATCAGCAGCAAACTGAATCATAAATGACTTCATCTCATTGAACTCATCAATGAAGTTTTCACGGAACTTTTCCAGATCAGGCACACGCTTTTGTGCATAACCAAAGACATACACAGGAATATCAAGGCGCTGTGCATGATACATAGCACGACCCCACGTAGCTTTGTTGTTGCCAGCACCACAGCAGTATGCGATGTAACCCTGAGAAATCAACTCAGAATCAGTGCGACTCTCAACACCTTGTTTGGCAAAGTTGTTGTTCTTGATAAAACCATTCAGAGTGTTTTCTGAATGTCCCACAGAGTTGTAGGTGCGGAAGTTAGGATAAACTTGGCAGTTGTTGAAGCATTCAGTTTTGATTGCTTTGCGAGTCTTAGCAGAACGATCAGAAGCAATCAGATCAACAAAGTCGCTGATAGAGTCTTCAGTACGCTCAATCACACCACGATCTACTGCATTACACACTTCTTTGATGTAATCAGTGGATTTTTGAGGCAGTTGAGGATTAGCGTGATGATTAGACTGGTTACGAGCAACGATTTCCCAATAAAGGGAATCAAATTTGTACACGTCAAAGATGTACAGATCTTGACCAACACGAGTCAGAGCTTCGAAGCGATTATAACCAGACTGTGCTTTGAGTGCAGTCGGGTTCATATCTTCGCCATCAAAGCAACAAATAGGAGGCGGACAATCTGTTTTATATCCAAACACCTCATAGTTGTTAACGAGGTCGTTCACATGATCTGCCTCGTTGTTCTTATCACGGGGTTGTTCTTTCAGATCATAGCGCACAAACTGACGAGGAATCAGATAGCGACCAAGAAAAGTAGAACCTTTATATTCACGAGGAGGAGACTTTTCCAAAGATTCCTGCAGCATTTCCTCAGTCAAACCAAGAGGATTTGCAACAGTTTGTGCAGTTTTGTCCCAAATCAAAGAAATTTGGGCAGAAATGTTGTAAGTTTGAGCGGACATTGTTTAGTAAATCGAACTAAAGACATGATTGGGTTGGAACTGAGTTCCTGTTCCTCAACCATGTGGCCAATATAACCGATTTAGAAGAACCCGTCAAGGCCCCCGACCAGTTCAGGGATTGTCACAGTGTCCGTCACCTTATCTCCAAGCACTCTCACAATGAGATCCAATGATCTCTGATGTGGACGGCCTTTCCATCCATACCATTTACTTTTTTTACCCATCGGATATGGTGGAAGCTTTCCTACGGAAAGATACTGCTCCGCAGTAAGATCATAAATGTTATCTTCATCTTGCAACCACCAGTGAGTCTCATCACGGTAATCAACACCACTCATTGGCTGCAACCGATCAGTATCCATCAGATAGAACAATGCCTGTGTAGAGTGATAGCAATGTCCATAGTATGGATTTGTTTGATTCTCTGTTCGATACCTTGTTGATAAAAGATCTGGTGACAGATTGCGTTTAATCAATCCCATCATCAGAGCCATGTTATGTTCAGAGTATCTGTAAGGCTCAAAACTCAATGTACGAGTCTTGATGATTTGATCTCCGTTATATTTGTGTCTCTCTACAGTTCTTATAGCCATCTCATCAAACCCAACAAAGGTATTCTACAGGGATTTATGAGTTTCTGTCAAGTACTCCAGATATTCTTCATAGAGAACTTCTTCCATCTCAACTGCTTGTTGTTCCCATGGTTGATCTTCATAGTCAACACCAGAGAAATCAATGCCTCTCCAATGTCTCTTACCATAACGATCTTTCAGAGCACCTTGTACGTGCTGGTACACATGCCAGAGTTCATGTAGAAGCGTCTTGGTATAGTGTTCAACCGTCATGAAGTTGTGCATCTCAATCTCAAACGCACGAGGACGATAGTCACAATCAGTGGCCCATACCCAACCATAGACACCCTCACGATACAAACCGCGATGATGAATGGAAATGTCCAGTTTGTGTCTGGGAAGATGTTTAGATACAAACCACTCTACAATGCGCTCACAACGACGCTTGGAGTAATTGTAACCAGTAGTTTCAAGAGAGAGCATAATTCAGAACTGATTCGGTGAGTTTAACACCCCAATGCAAGAAGTTCACGAATGCACCGATAAAGACCAGTTTTTCTGTTAAAGACAGTCGCATGGACTCCTGTTATCTGGAACCATTATAAAACCCCGCTCAGGCGATCCTGGCGGGGTCTGTGACACTTCTTACTTTGGCATACCCAGGTATGGTCTGCCGTCGTAAATATTATTTTTATGTTCTCCGTCAGCATTTACATAGTGCAAAAATGCTTGTAAGTACCAATCTTGCTCAAATGGTGGTCTCCAGTGATAAAGATCACAACCACGATATAAACAAAGATCGCCAGGTTCAAGAAGAATTTCTACAGCATCACTACGATCTTCTTTTGTGGAGAAATAGATTGGATTGATTGGAGTTTCATTAGGAATACCAAGAGCCAATGTTGCAGAAAGTTCACATGATGAACGGTCTCTATGAATGGTCAACTCATCACCCTTACCATATAGTCTAGTATAAGTGTATGCTGGGAGTAATTTATATCCTGTTATTTTACTTAAAGAATTAGTAGCATTTCCCAAAATAGTATCCATCAATGGATCGCCATAAAAAATAAAACTATTGGGTGCCTGTATGTCACCAATTACTGCCTGACCTGCACGAAGTCGTGTATAAAAATACGATTGTACAAATTCAACGAAATCTTCTTTATCTAAAAAGTTTCTAACAATTTCATATCCTTTTTCTTTAAACATAATCTACCTCAAGTTTGGCCCATGAATCCACGCAACTAACGAATATCGTTCTCCCTTTGTTACTGATGTAACCTCATGCAAAGTATGTGATGGGAAAAATACCATCATACCTTTTTGTTTTGAAATAACAGTTGGATTATGGGATAAATGTAGTAATAACTCACCACCCTCATAATCATTAGGATCGGATAATTGTAATGACATACTCAATTTACGATTATGCGGCAATGACCAGGGTGTTGGATCAATATGTGCATGATAAGTTCCTTCTTCTGAACTTAAGTAATGAGTAAACTGAAGTCTTTCAATTTTTTCTAAATCAAAATTCCAAAATTGCTGATTGTTCTGCTTTACAACATCAGTAATTCTTTGAAATATCCAATTTGTTTCCGAATTGGCACTGATCCAAGACACAAAAGATCTTCTGTGATCTAGACAATCTTCTCCACGACCACCAGTTTCGGCTCTTTTGGGACTTAATCTTTTACCAATTACAATAATTCTTTCGATTTCTTTATCAGTAAAAACATTATTGTTCCAGCACCAATTTTCTGTTGGTTTGATGTTTAAATGCCAGTATTCTGATCCACTATTATTTGTTGGATCATTTTTGATAATATCATTGAAGTTGTAATTATATGAAAAATATTCAGAAATCATAGTTTACATTTGGAAAGTCCGCAATAGACTGACAAGATTCTATTTGTGAGTATACTTGCTTTTCCCACAAATTGCAACTTTCATTATGATCTTCAATTAAATTTGAGATATTAATCATATCTTGTGCAAAAAATTCATAGTATCGAAAACGAAGTTTTAGTGCAAATGTTTTTTCTGGATTCTGCTGTGCTCTTTCTTTAAGAATAAGAAGTTCTAATCTAGTTTCTGAATCTGTAGGAATTAAAATATCATTATAAGTGAGCAAAGACTCCTTTTTCTGATTTACTTTTTCGGTTACAAGAACTTTGAGAGTCAATTTATTCATCTCAAGATTTTCTGGACTTGATTCATAGTCGGAAATTTCAGGTGAACGAATGTTTATCCACCCAAGATTATCCCAACCAGCCCATTTGAGATCACGAATTTCTTCATCAGATAATCCTGGGAGACCGGCAATGTTTCTCCAATTTTCTGGAAGTTCTTGTACCTTATCTAAGATAATTTTATTCTGTGGGTCAACTAAAACATAAAAATTAATCATCACTCTTCAGTTTCTTCTAGTTCTTGAGTCTTTTTCTTTCTTCTTGTCGTTGCTTCTAATTTTGGTCTTTCTTCTGAATTTATATTTGCGGGAAGAATTCCATACTTTTCATTTAGTTTAGATATTTGTTTTTTATCTTTATCTGACATTTGCCATGGAGCAGCTCCTTTCCAATGCACTCCATTTGGTTGATCAAGATCCCAAGATCTCCAAGCAGTAAAATCTTGCTTAGGTCTCTTTAAAATTTCAATACCACATGCAGCCGCAAGTTGTTCCATAAGTTCGACAGCTTCAACGGGATTGCAGATGTAATATAAAAAAGTAGTGTCTGCACGGAGCATAATTTCAATCAACCCTCCAGTCATTTGTCCGCAGGATATTGCTCTAGCTCTATTATCATTTGATCTTAATGCATCAAGTTCTCTTTTTTCATTATATGTTTCAATTTCTTGTCTAAGTTTTGATTTGGGGTTTTTCGCAACCATAATTATTCGATAAAAAATTATTTTGTATTATTTATATGTTCAAACTAAAAACCAGATCTTATTTTCTGGGTCATATCTGTAATATTTTCCATCTCCATGCAAATCATAAGTTTTTTCCGAATCTGGTTCCCATTCAAGGGTAGTTTCATTTAAAATATATCCTTCTACTGGAGAATTGGGATCGAAAAATTTATTTTGACTATTATTATATGCCCAACCAATAATTGGATTGTTAACTGGCATATTTTCTGTGCCAAATTCTAACACATCAAAGTCTTCTTTGTTTAGTTTAACTAATTTTTCATCATTGGGCCCAATATTTTCATGAGAAATATAACATGGAAGAGTGGCGTCATAAATTGGTTCCAAAGAAGAAGTGTTAAAACCAACAATCGTTCTTCCTTCACTATCACATCCATAATTAACACCGTAAGTAATCCCGGCCCCAGTCACAACTGTTATTGTTGTACAAATTCCAACAAATTGGTGAAAGTAAAATTTTTCTACATTATTTGTGTCTTTTTGCAAAAACACAACCATTGGTATGACGTTAAAATCGGTGTTCATTGTGAGCCCCAACTAATAGTTACAAATCCTGTGCCAGGTTGTCCGACACTAATGGGATATGATGTTTGTGGTGTTGTTGTAACATTTGGCGAAGTGCTTTGACTTGAAGATCCTCCAGCTCCACCCGGGTTTCCTGATCCAGCACTTCCACTTCCACCACCGTGGCCGGCATTTCCTGCGTTTGCTCCACCCCCTCCGCCGCCGCCGCCGCCTGGGTGGCCTCCAGGTGAATAGAAATGACTATCTCCCCTATCTGCACCATGGCCACCATGTCCTCCATGAGCGGCAGATCCACCACCACCGTGGCCACGGTGACCCTGCACATCGCCAGGATTTCCTCCTGGGTTGCCCCCACCACCGCCGCCACCCTGGCCGCCTTCAGAAGGCTGCCCGTGGCCTCCGGCATGGCCGCCTCCGCCGCCAGAGCCTGCACCACCAGGATTTCCTCCATTACCAGGATTTCCAGATCCAGCGTTACCTGCAGATCCTCCGGGGAATGTTATTCCTAAAGCTGTTGTTGGTGTTCCAGCATTGCCTGCAGATCCTTGAGATCCTCCACCACCAGGATTTCCTGGATTTGCTGATCCGGGGTTGCCGCCGTGGCCATCGCCGTGATTGCCGCCGCTGCCCAGGTTGCCGCCGTCAAATTGTGCGCTACGGTGGAATGAGCCGTGATTTTCGCCACCGTGGCTATCGTGGTGGGCACCCCCATGCCCGCCAGTACCACTAATGCCACTATTTCCAGGATTTCCAGATCCAGCGTTACCTGCAGATCCACCCGACCCAGGGTTTCCTGAGTTTCCATTTCCACCCCTTCCCTGCACATCAACTCTTAATAATCTTGCAGGAGTTGTAAATGTTCCTGGAGAGTTGAATGTAACTGATGCCGCGGCTGTCATATTGCCGCGATAAATTGATCTTCCCGCTGCCATTGTTCTTTTAGTAAGTTTACTCTAGATGAAACCAACCTGTTACTATATATTTAGATTTTTCTCCATGTACAACATTACCACGGTGAGTGTGAGTATATGCTGCTGGCCATATTACAGCAGAATTTTCTTTAGGAGCAATTCTCAATTTTTGATATAAAAACTCAGTTTCTCCTGCCTCTTCAATATCATTTAAATAGATTGCCCAAACAAGACATCTGTTTGGGTCAGGATTTCCTTGTTCACAATGCCAAATATGATAACCTTCACCAGGATTTGTTTTTTGCATTTTTATGGCGGATGATCGAAGCATCAAATTTTGCAAAATATCATATTGATTCGTATATGCATCGAAACAACGTTGCAACCCATTTAGTAAAACATGGTTTACACTATGTTCGTGAAATTGACTAAACGAACCATTATGAGAAACCATATCTAAAAAATAAAATGCATCACTTTTAACGTGTTTTTTTGCATTTTCATTATTTTTTCGTGTCCCACAAAGTCCTTTTTCAAAAACTTTATCAAATTCACTGATTACATGTTGACAGAAACCTTGTGGGAACACATTTTCATAAAAACCAATGAAATCAATGTATCTTTCAGACAATTCAGGAATAATCATAAGATGTTATTATGAGAAATTATAGAGTGAAAGGTTGCCCCACCATGTTGTACCACTGTCATAGGTGAAGAATGTATAAACATCCGTTCTGCTTGCTGTGGTTGTTCTGGTAGGAACGGTAGCGTTTGGCCACTTGACCGAAGCAGGCCAGGTGATTGATCTACCCGCAGTACCATCATTAGACAGTACCAGGGTGAACGAATATGATCCAGATGGAACACTTGTCATGCTGAATGTAAATGTAGCATTTCCGGTCAAAGTTGCAGTGACAAAGTTTCCGTTTGATAATGCTAATGTTGGTGCGGTTCCAGTGTTACCAAAGGAATAAGTTGTTTCAGCATACGCTGTCAGTGTTTTATTGGTAAGTGTTTGGGTGTTGCTTGCTGTGGTAACGTTTACGCCACCAACAGTAGCACTAGTTGCTGCAACTGCGTTAACAGTAATGCTAGGAGTTCCAGTAAGTCCTCCTGAAGTGCCTGTGGTATTTTGGTTTAAAGTTGGGAATGTGCAGTTTGCAAGGTTACCTGAAGAAGGAGTACCTAATGCAGGAGTTGTTAACGATGGTGATGTAGAAAGTACAACACTACCAGTACCAGTGCTACCAGTAACACCAGTACCACCATTAGCAACAGGTAAAGTTCCAGTTACACCAGTTGATAGTGGAAGTCCAGTACAACTAGTTAATGTACCAGAAGAAGGAGTGCCTAATACTGGTGTAGTGAGTGTTGGTGATGTTAAAGTCTTGTTGGTTAAAGTATTTGTCGAAGAAACTGTAGGAACTACAACGCCTTCGACTGCCAGTACACCAGCAGAAGATCTTGAAAGTGTAGTATCTGTAGCGTGACCAAGTTCAAGTGTACCAACACCCAACGCAGTTGAT